GGATGTCGAAGGGAAAGGTCGCGCACCGTACGTCGTTCACATCGACGAGCCGACGGGTAAGATAACGGCCATCTACCGCAACTGGAAAGAGTCAGACGATGACAAATCTAAGCTAGACTGGTGGGTTGAAGACAAGTTTATCCCATGGCGCGGGGCATACGGAATTGGATTCCCACACCTGATCGGTGGCCTTGCTGCCTCCCTTACTGGCGCACTTCGCGCATTGCTAGATTCTGCCCACATCAACAACGCCCCCGCAGCCATCAAACTCAAGGGTGGTCGTGCGAGTGGGCAGAATATCAACATCGATGTGACGGGTGTCACCGAGATGGAAGCACCAGCAGGTGTAGACGACATCCGCAAGATCATGATGCCGTTGCCGTTCAATCCGCCGTCTGATGTTCTCTTCCGACTGATGGATTGGCTGACGGCACAAGCCAAGGGAGTTGTAGCCACCGCTGAAGAGAAAATCGCAGACGCTGGCGCTAACATGCCGGTAGGGACGGCACTTGCTTTGATTGAGCAAGGCTCGCAAGTCTTCTCCAGTATCCACGCGCGACTACACGAGTCCCAGCGACGCGCCCTGAAGATCATCTGCCGACTCATCGCCGACTACCCAGAACACGCCCTGGCAGACCTCGGCAAGTTCAACTTGGTACCGGCGGACTTTCTCGACAGCGACGACATCGCGCCGGTAAGCGACCCCAACATCTTCAGCGAAGCCCAGCGCTTTGCTCAAATGCAAGCAGTCATGCAGCTACAAGCTGCCGACATACAAGACCCCAGCATGCCGTGGAACAAGATTGCCATCCGCCGGCGCATGTTGGAACTGTTGCGCATCGACAATGTAGACGAATTTCTACCAAAACCGCCAAAGCCAATTTCAGAAGACCCAGCTGTTGAAAACGTGGCTCTCCTACAAGGCGCTTCGCTCAAAGCCTCACCTGTGCAAGATCACCTCGCACACATCAAGGTGCACCTGATGTTCATCCTACACCCAATGATAGGGGCGTCACAGGGGTTAGGCGAGCCTCTTGCTAGATTGATGGCGCATGTACAAGAGCACTTTGTACTCGATTATCAACACGTGTACCAGTCAGCTCTGATGGTCGCTCAGGCTCAACAGCCTGGCGCGAGCCCTGACCAACTTGCTCTTGCCGCCGCGATGCAGACGCAACAGGCCACCAGCGCCATGGATCAGCAACTGCTACCGTTGCTTCAACAGGCCGCGCAGGTCGTACAAAGCAAACAGCCTCCGCCGCCAATGGATCCAGCTGTGGACGCAACATTCAAAGCCGCGATGGCAAACATTGACGCCAAGAAGGCCGCAGACGATGCTTCTAACAAGCTGGCAATTCAAAAGCACAACGACGATTTGGCGATGCGTAGAGAAGAGTTGAACGCCGCCCCGATGGTCGATCAAATGAAGCGCGAGCATGACGCTCAAATGGAAGTGCTTCGCATGCAGCGAGAAGATTCTCAAAAGCAATTCGCAGAAATGATGGCCAATCAGCGCAACGACGCTGACAACAAGATGTCGCAAATAACAGAGTTGTTGAAGAACACAGACGACAACGACACTGCAATCATCATCGAGCAAATGAAACAGCAGTTGGCCTCTATGCAGACAGTGGTAGAAGCTGCCGTAGCTGGACACGCCGCCAGCCAAACCTCATCTGAGTAAAGGTTTCGTAGCACAACGCATCTAGCCCACAGAGGCCGGAAAGGAACGAAGCATGGAACCGCAAGTATTCATCAACGTAGCACTCGGGTTGATTTCCTTCCTCGGAGGGTGGGTCGTGAAGAACCTTCAAGACAGCATGAAGTCTCTGCGAGACTCGGACGAGAAACTTGCGGCCAAGGTTCAGGCGATTGAAGTCCTTGTCGCCGGAACGTACATCAAGCGTGACGATTTCGACAAGACCATCATCGCCCTGTTCGCCAAGCTGGACAAGATCGAAACCAAGCTTGACGGCAAAGCGAATCGGTCTGAGTGTCCGAATGTGGTGCATCAGTGAGCGAGACACTGCGCGAGAAGCAGAGCCGCTTCGCCCGGATGGTTCCACGCCTGATCGACAAGGCGACTGAACTTGGGTATGAAGTGACTCTAGGTGACGCCAATCGCGACGAGCGGGTGTTCGGGGATGTGGGGGTGTTCAAGGGGTACGGCAACGCATCCTCCTGCCACAAGTTGCGCCTCGCCATTGACCTGAATCTCTTCAAGGACGGGGTGTTCTTGGCAACCACAGAGGCTCACAGGGCGCTAGGCGAGTGGTGGATAACACAAGGTGGCGCATGGGGGGGAGAGTTCAACGATGGAAATCACTATAGCCTATCCCATGAAGGCCACAAATGACCACCCTCCTGTCCCACCGCATCCTGAACCTGATGTTGCGGCCCGATGCGCCTTTCCCAAGTCAGACAAGAGACTCGCATGAATTCATTAAGGCATGGCGCGTTAAACAGCGACTTCGGCTTCTTGCTCGACCTGACGATCTTCTTCGTGATCGGGATTCCACTGATTTTGATAGTCCTGCTGATATGGGAGGCGACGAGAGATGAATGACATTCTGAAGTCGTTTCTAAGTAACATTGCCCCGACTGTTGCCAGTGCGCTTCTCGGGCCTCTAGGCGGCGTTGCAGTCGCCGGGATAACCAAGGTACTTGGTATTGACGGCGGAACTGTTGCAGACGTTACCAAGGCCATCTCTGACGGGCGTGTGACCCCGGAACAGATTGCCGAGATCCGCAAGCTGGAGATGCAGTTCCAGAGTGAGGAAAAGGAGCGCGGTTTCAGGTACGCTGAGTTGGAGTTCAAGGACAGAGATTCCGCACGTCAGATGCAAATTGCCACGCACTCTTCGACGCCGACTGTTTTGACCTACATGGTGACGGTAGGGTTCTTCACCATCCTCGGTTGGATGCTGGCTGACCCGCATGTGATTGACTCCCCTCCGCTGATGATTATGCTGGGCTCGCTTGGCACGGCTTGGACGGGATGCATCAGCTACTGGTTCGGTACCACGCAGGGTAGTATCACCAAGACCAATCTTCTCGCGCAGTCGGCACCGAAATGAGCGCAAGCAAAGACAAGAAACGGCGCAAGGAGCGCGCCAAAGCAAGACGCAAGGCTCCACCTTTGTTTCCTAAACAACCAACTGAAGGAGAAGCAAAATGGGACGCCTCGCAAAAGTAGTTCAAGGTCAGAGCCAACCTGGTTTGAAGGCATTCAAGAAGGGCGGCGCTGTGCACACCGATGAAGCCCAAGACAAGAAGCTCATCAAGAAAATGATGGCGCAGGAAGAAAAGAAAGAGAAGGGTATGATGTGCGGTGGAAAAGTGAAGGGTAAGAAATAATGGACATCTTTGTCAAGTACACGGATTCCGACACCCTTCACCATTTCCGCACCGGCGATGGCGAGGGTAGCGACCCTGCCAGTTTCCGCGCCTCCGTGTTCAACGGACGCCGCGACGTTCAGATGTTTGACGCAGACGGCGTGGAGTTGGACGTTGTTACGCCAGAAGCTCCGGCGGTGGAAGAAGTTGTCGCTCCGACACCTCGCAAGCGCAAGGTCGCCGCTGTGGTCGAGGAAGTTGTCATTCCGGTAGAAGAAGTTGTCGCTCCGGTAGAGGAGGCTCCTGTTGAATGAGTGACCAATTAATCACGCGATTCATCGGCGATGCCAAAGAGGCATTAGCGCAGATCGCGGCAGATTCCATGCATATACCAGTGTCCGATCCTTTCGGTCATGGTGTGCAGTGTGGGAAATATCAGGGTGTCGAATTCGCGCTAGATATCCTGAATGACATTTTACGCGACAACCTAGAAAAGGAACGACGTTCGTGAAGACCAAAGACGAATACGTATCAGAGCATTTCCCCGTAGTGAATCCCGGTTGCCGCCCTTGCGGTAATCAGGTGTTGGTGCAATTCCGTACGATGAAGTCGGCGTCCAAGGGTGGTATCGTGTTGGTCAACGATACCAAGGATTTCAATAACGGAAATACACAACTAGCCATGGTAGTGTCCCTCGGACAGATCGCCTACCGTGATCGCAACAGCGGTGAGTTCTGGAAAGAGGGCGCTTGGGCAACCGTTGGGGATGTCGTCGTGGTTCCGCGTTGGAGCGGATTTCGCTTTGAGGTGCCGATTCCCGGTACGGAAGACAAAGCAATCTTCGCTATTTTTGAGGACTTCAATCTGAAGATAGTGGTTGAGTCGAATTTCGAGCAGTTTGACACCCTTCTGTAAGGAACAGATATCATGGCTGAAAAAGACGAAGATTTGAAAATGACCGAGGCTGAAGACGGCTCGCTCATTGTCGGCGATCCACCGGCGAAAGAGGAAGAACCAGAGGCGGATGAGAAACTCGCCACCTCCGACGAAACACACGAAGACGAAGCCGGCCACGCTGAGGAATCAGCTGAGGACGCAGAGGCTCGCCGCCAGCGTAATCGTGAGCGCCGCGCCCACAACAAGGAATCCCGCAAGAACTATATTGACTCCTTGAAACGTGAGCTCGCCTCCCGTGACGCCGTTATTAACGACCTTTCGACCCGCGTCGCGAGCGTTGAACAGCGCAACGTAGGGAATCAGATGACGCAAGTTGATGCTGCGATCAAAGAGGCTGAGCAGTACTACGCTCACTTCAAGAGCGTCAATCAACAGGCCATCGAGCAAGCCAACGGTGCAGCAGCTGTAGACGCGCAGGAAAAGATGTTTGCCGCCCAGCAACGCTACCAAATGCTTCAGAACACTAAGAAGCAGATGGGGCAACAAGCCACCAAGCCCGCTCCTCTCGATCCGCGCTTGAAGCAACACGCAGACGATTGGATCAGCAAGAATGACTGGTACGATCCTTCTGGACAGGATATGGACAGCGACATCGTTCTGAAGCTGGACGATCGGCTGGTCAAAGAAGGCTGGAATCCCACCACCTCCGAGTACTGGGAGGAGCTTGATGCTCGTGTCAAGAAGTACTTGCCCCACAGAGCGAATTCAGGCTATAATAAAC